TCGCCGGACAGAATGTAAGCCTCGCCCCACGGACGACCGAGCTTCGGGAGGTCGATGTCCAGAAGACTGAGCGCCTCACTCATTCGTCCTTGTTCGAGGAAAGCCTCAAGTGTTTCGATGGGAATGTCGTCCTTGATTTCTCTCACGATTTGAATGAACCGTGTTCGAAAGCGAACCGTCGACCGATCGATGAGTTCGAGAATTCTTCCTGATGGATCTGTAAAACTGGCCATCTATCTCCCCTGACAGGTATATGTCGCGGCGTCCGGGTCCCTGTCGACATTGATGATCTCGAATGTTGAACCTTCGATCGTGATTTTCCACTTCGACTTCGGAACAGCCGCCGGCGAAATGCTGTCACCGAGAAGTGTGATTTTCCTGTCGCCTTTTCTCACAATCGTTCCGTCAACTTCGCTGTCTTTGTAACTGCTAACGAATCCGCGACACGTGTGAGTCGATGGCGTTTTTTCTTTTCCACTCGTGAGACTCCCAGATGTTCGAGAGCCGCGAACGTATGAGGTCAACGTCGCCGCGAGGACATGCTTTCCGAGTTCCTTGTTGATGATCCCGGAGATGTTCACACCAAAAAGATTATTTCCCATTTTAAGCGACTCCTTCATTCAGGTCGAGAAGATCGTCATCGTCGAAAGCGGTCTCTCCACTTGTGTCACTGGCCCACGGAGCCGCGAGCGTTGAAGCACCTTCGAGGAATGACCTGATCAGTTCATGTGCGCGAGTCGGAAAACGAGGAAAGTCTCCTTGTGTTCCGACAAAGAACTCGACCTCCGCCGGTCCGGCCTTCGCGCGTTTCACATTCGATCCGCCGTCCGGTGAGTCCGGCTTCGCGGCGTCATCGAGAAGAACGACCGCGAGTTCGTAACACGCGTATTCAACGTCCAGCGGGACCGTCGCGCTGTCCACACTTTGACCGTCTTTGTCCGTCAGACCTGTCCGCGGGAATTCGAGCGCCTGTGGCGTCACGAGATCCGTCTTGAGTCCTTGCCAGTTCGCGCGGTCGAGCCATCGCGTCGCTTCCACAAGCGCGCGCCTTTTGTCGTTGCTGTCCGCGTCTGTCCACGCCGACACTCCGAGCCGTCCGGCGAGATAAGACTTCGCGCCGGCCTCCGTCCCGTAAATGTCGAACGTGTCACTCCCGATGCTTACTGTTCCCATCGTTCGGCTCCTCTATTGAATAATTTCCTTTTTGTCTGTCTCGTTGTTCTCCGATCTTGCTTTTGTTCCAGCTTGAGAGCTTCGAGAAGTATCCACAGATCCTCGCGTAGCCTTCGAGAACTTTGATCTCGCGCTTCTCTGTCAGGACTCCTTCGAGTTCCTTCCACGTGTATGACTTCACGGCGTCCAGCTTGACACCGTGGATCGGTTGTGTCCCACCTTGAAAGCGAACCACGAAAGACCAGTCGAGATCTGGATGTTCCTCCAGCTTCTTGATGAAGTCTCCAGGTTTCATTTTTATGTTTGATCCCTATCATGAACAACCGTCCATTTTCCCCTTACCGGCGTGAACGTCTCTGAACCATTGACCCACTGAACCTCGTAGTAATACTCGTTCGGAGTCTGAGCCGCTTGTGCCGCTGACAATGTGAAGCTGACCTTCGCGTTCGGTCCGTCCGTGACCACGCCGTTGACTGTGAACAAGTTCGTCGTCGTCGGCGAGGCCGGCTCTTCGAGTTCGTCCACCGCAAGCGTGAACGTCCAGCTTGTCACATCAGCGATCGGAGTCCCGTCGGATGTTTTTGTAAACGCGAGGATCAGCGGCCTCGTGTCGTCTCTTGTTACCTCGATGTCGATGACCTTTGCTTTCATCGCGTCGGATTCAGCCATTTTTAACTCCTTCTAGTCACATTCACAGATCGAGACCTCGATCTCGTTCGTCTCAACCGCGACATTGATTTCGTTCGTTTCCACAGAGACAGTGACCTCTTGAGATTCGACAGACACTCCGACCTCTTGAGACTCAACCGCGACGCCGACCTCTTGAGATTCGACAGACACGCCGACCTCATTCGTCTCGACCGTCACCTCGACCTCGACAGGAGTTCCCGTCGCCGGTGTCGGAGGATAAGCCTGATCCCTCGTGAACAATGGAAATATACTGATCGGGTCCGCCATTAAATCGGTGTCCTTGTTCTTCTGTCGCCTGAGATAGTAAAGGAGAACGCCACATCGACGCCGTTGTCTTCATACACGTCGACTTGTGTGTCCGTCCCGTTCACGACGACCTTGTTCGTCGTCACCTTTCGGATCTTCTCTGAGATCACCGTCAACGCGTCGATCTTCGTTTCGTTCGCGTCGACATTAGTCTCCGAAGCCGGATCAGCGGGAAGGTTGTCAGTTTTCGCCTTGACCGCTGTGACATCCGCCTGGAGAGCGTCGATTTTTGTTTCATTAGCGTCCACATTCGTTTCGCTGGCCGGGTCCGCCGGGAGATTGTCAGTCTTTGCCTTCACGGCTGTGACAAGAACGCCGATCGCTGTGACATCTCCCTGGATGGCGTCAATCTTGACCTCGTTCGCGTCGACGTTCGTCTCTGAAGCTGGATCAACGGGAAGGTTGTCCGTTTTGGCCTTCACAGCGGTCAGGTCTATTTGTAGCGCGTCGATCTTCGTTTCGTTCGCGTCAACATTAGTCTCAGAGGCCGGGTCCGCTGGCAAGTTGTCAGTTTTCGCTTTGATTGCTGTAACATCAGTTTGAACAGCGTCAATTTTTGTCTCGTTCGCGTCGACGTTCGTCTCACTCGCCGGATCGGCTGGAAGGTTGTCAGTCTTCGCTTTAATCGCCGCGACATCCGACTGAACTGTATCGAGGTTCCCGCCAGACGTGGCGCTCTTTGTCCCAGTGACGCCGAGCGCCTGTCTGATTTCCTCTTTTTCTCCACTTGTCCAGTCTGTTCCGCCTCCGCCTCCGACATCGTCCACGGTTTTCGTCGTGATGGCGTCGCCGTTGTGGAAGAACGTGTCAAAGTTGTCTCCAGTTTTCCCAGAGAGCGCCTGACCTTCGAGCGCCTTCGTGTCAGCGTGAACATTCGAGCCAGTGAACGTCAACAGGTCAGTCTTTGCTTTCACCGCTGTGACATCCGTCTGAACGGCGTCGATTTTTGTTTCGTTCGCGTCCACATTAGTCTCCGAAGCCGGATCGGCTGGGAGATTATCGGTTTTCGCCTTGACCGCCGTGAGGTCAGTCTGGAGAGCGTCGATTTTCGTCTCGTTCGCGTTGACATTCGTTTCGCTGGCCGGGTCCGCTGGAATCCGGTCATCCATCGAAGCGATCCGCTCGTTGATGGAGTCCGCTGTCGGAGTCCCTGGAATCGCTGTGTCGAGAGCGTTGTCGACTTCCGTGTTGATGCTCGCCTTCTTCAGAGCGCCGAAGTCGATGTTGTCCTCCGCCTTGACGTGACTGTTCACGTTCGCGCCGGTAAATGTAAAAAGATCCGTCTGACCCTTCACAGCGGTGAGGTCCGTCTGGAGAGCGTCAATTTTCGTCTCGTTCGCGTCGACGTTCGTTTCCGATGCTGGGTCCGCCGGCAAGTTGTCAGTCTTCGCCTTGACCGCCGTGAGGTCAGTCTGGAGAGCGTCGATCTTTGTTTCATTCGCGTCGACATTAGTCTCCGAAGCTGGATCGGCTGGGAGATTATCAGTCTTCGCTTTAATGGCCGCGACATCCGTCTGATCGGCAAGGTTCCCGGATGGGAGCTTGTCGTCGATGGCCTTGATTCTCTCGTTGATTGAGTCCGGTGTCGGAACTCCAGGAATCGCCGTGTCGAGCGCGGTGTCCACCTCCGCGTTGATGCTGGCCTTCTTTGTTGAACCGAAGTCGATGTTGTCCTCCGCCTTGACGTGAGCGTTGACATTCGCGCCGGTGAAAGTCAGGAGGTCAGTCTGCCCCTTGACCGCTGTCAAGTCAGTTTGAAGCGCGTCGATTTTGGTTTCGTTCGCGTCGACGTTCGTTTCACTGGCCGGATCGGTCGGAAGGTTGTCCGTCTTTGTTTTGATTGCCGTGACATCTGACTGAAGCGCGTCGATCTTTGTCTCATTAGCGTTGACGTTAGTCTCTGTGGCCGGATCGGCTGGGATGAGATCCGTCTTTGTCTGGATGTCGTCCAGCCTGTTGAGCGCCTCGCCAGCCGAGCCGCCGGCGACGTGTCCGCTGAGCGCCTCGTTGTAAATATCATCGACAAGCTCCTCCGCGGAGGTCCCAGCCGAGCCGCCGGTGTCAAGAAGCTCGACGGGATTCGTCGCTTCGTCAAAGTCCGAGATGTCTCCTGTGGGAAGTTTATCATCGATCGCCTTCACGCGTTCGTTGATGGAGTCCGCTGTCGGCGATCCAGGAACCGCCGTGTCAAGCGCGTCGAGGACCATCTCCTTGTCTGATCGGTGTTCGATGCTGAACTGAGCGAGGACAGATGTCACCGTCTCGCCGTCGATTGTCGCCGCTTCAAGGACGACAGCGAAGTCATTCCCCGCCGCGTAGAAAGCGTCCGTCGTGACGATCTCCACAGCGTTGAGTCCTGTTTTGCTGTTGTATGTCGCGCGGTCTGTCACGCCGGTCGTGGTTGTGGCCGGCGTCGCCGGCGCTCCTTTATAGACGCGAATCGTCCCAGCCGCCGAGCGCGCCACTTGACCGCCAGCGACCTCGTTCGAGGACCAAAAGACCGGGACCGTTTCCCCCGCTTTAAAATCTCCGAGGTATTTACTCATCGAGTGAGCCTCCCTCCGACGTTCCCGTCGTCCGTCAATAATCCATCGACGAGGTGAGTCGCGTAGTATTTAAAAATTGAATTGAGGTGAATTCCGAAAGCGCCATGAGAAAGAGCACCGAACACAGGAGCCGTTCCTGACGCTGTGCTTTCGTCAATTATTCGAGCGCGAATAATATCGTTGACCTCAAGATCGTTAAAAATAATTCCATGAGAACACATCGACTGGTATGAGTTCTGTCCTCCTTGCGCGCCTCGATTATATTCTCCGAAGTTTCCATATTGTTGAAGCGTTCCGTTCTTCGAAAAGCGAATGATGTCATCGTAACGATTCGAGCCGGACCCTCGAAGCGCGTGACCTCCGAAACAAAAAAGAAAATGACCTTTCTTCTTCACGGTCATCCTGTCGCGGTTCGTCGATGTGTTGTGTTCAAAAGCGTCATCGTCCGCCTGTTCTCCGTCGAATTGAATGTCCGCACCGGCGGTGTCCCATGTCTGAGTCAAAAAATTCGAGTGACACATGAGTTTATTGATCGTCGAAGGAAGCGCGACGACTTGCATGTTCACAAGATAATTGTTGCTTAACTTCAAAGAACTGTTGTCAGTCTTTCCTCGAAGGCTGATCAGATCATTCGCGTTCAATTTAAGAAGCGCGATCCCGCTGGGAATTCCGTGGTCACATCCGTTCAGTCCTCGCAAGTAAGCGCCGGCGAATCCGTGGCGCTGTGGACTTCCATTGACATGAAGCGCCGTCAGAAATGTCTTTCGAACGCCGGAGCCGGTTGTCAAGATGTCGCCCTTGACTGACCACGTGACAAGATAGTCTCCTGAATACTTCACTTTTAAATCGCCGGAAGGATAAGGCGATCCCATCTGAAAAGTCGCCGTGTCAAATTCGTCGTGTGTATCCCACGAGATTGAAGTGTATGACGTGTTCATTGTCTGAGGAGTAACGATCAGACCTCCGCCCTGTTTTAATCTTGCATAGTCCCAGTCGTCATCGAGCTTCAGGACTTGAAGGCCGCAAAGGTTCGCGCGCCGTGTCACGGAGTTCCCTGATTCTGTGCTCGTGTTCGCGCTTCCGATTGAAAGGTTCTGATTCGCTGTCGGAATATTCACGATCCCAGCGCCGCAAATATAAGCCTCTTCACAGCCGCCGGTCGTTCTGGAGTATCCGCTCGCGCCTCCAGGTCCGAGGCCGACTGTCAAATAATGACTGATGATCGCCTGATGTTCTGTTCTCTTGTTTGTCCCACCGCCGACAAAACACAGATTATAGAGAACAAGATATTTTCCCGTCTCTTTCAGCGTGATTTTGTTTTTCTGTGTAGCGTGTTGCTGGATTGTGTTCGTGTCACTCTCATGAACGATCGTGTCCCAGTGTTCCGAGGTCAGTCCGGTTCCGTCGCGACCTTCGCCGCCTGTGGCTTCTCTATAAATTCCGAACGCTCCGGCTGGCATTTATTCTTTTTCCTTTCCTTCGTCGTCGGCGCTCTCCGGGAGTTCCTCTTCTTCCTTCTTCGGTTTGTCCTTCGGCTTCTTTTCCCTGTCCAGGAGAGAAGCGTCGAGGTCCATGTCGATCTCGATCGGCCTGGAGAGTCCAAGAAGGTCACGGACTTCGCCGATGACCGGGTCATCCGGTCCGATGACGACGCCGGCTTGAGCCATCTCCGCGAGCGCGGTCGTGATTTCAGTGACTTCTCGATGTTGTATTTTGTCAGGCTTCAAGGTCGGCTCCAGTTCCTTCGGCCAGCCGTTGAGCTTCATGACCGGCCTGACAAGGTCCTTCTGAACTCCTTCGTTGACTTCTTCCATCGTCGAGTCGACGATGAGCGCGGACTGTTGACTCTTGTCTCTCGACATGGCCAGACTTCCGGCGCCTGTTTCTCCAAGGAGAATCTCCTCGAAGCCGAGAATCCTGGCGATCTCTCTGTTGAGTCGTTGAATGGCGTCCGCGACTTCCTTCTGACTTGTTGGTCCTGACTTCAAGAGGTCGATCCACCACTTTTGATTCCCGGATGGCGCTTTCTTTTCGTCCGCTGTTTTCCACACCGCCGAGTCGAGGACCATCCCCTGTTGAGGTGTCTTGATGTGGTTCGTGATGAAGTTCTTCAGCGGGAGCGCGATGGCGTCCGCTTGCGCTTGTGAGATGTCGCCGGCCTTGACCATTTTGGCCATCTCTTCGAACGGACCGTATCCGACAGGCATCCCGCGTAGATCCGTCTCGAATCCCCAGCCTTCAAGTTGTTCGTATCGTCTGAGCCGGCGCGCCGGTTCCGCCGTATGTCTCAAGAGTCCAAGTCCCTCCGGCGAGTCGTTCAGACTATCGTCGACAATGTAAACGATCTTTTCTCGCGGAAGGTAGATCTCGTTCATTGTCTGAGGTGATCTTTGCCATACTCCACGGACAAGACCGGCGTCGTCGACATCCCATCTCTCGATTGTTTTTTGTGCGCGAGGTTCGACATCGAGGAGACCGATCTGTCCGTCTTCCCTTCGCTTCGCTGTCCATTCCTGGATGTTGAAGCCGTAAAAGCGATACATGGCCGCGCGCCGAACGACGCGCCTCCACGGTGTCGCCATGTCGTTGATGATCTCCTCCATGAACTCCGCGATCTCCTCCGCCTTCGCTCCGCCGCCTTCCGCCGGCTCTGCTTTCCAGCCGGCCTTCGAGATGAGGTTCAAGAAGTAACGAACGCCAGCCGCGACGATGCTCGTGTTGACTAGCGTTTTGCTGAACGTCGTGTAGCGTTCAGATCCTTGAAGGTCAGAACTCTCCTCGATGGACGAAACATAGCCGCCCCAAACCGCCGTCCCTCTAGCGCCGAGCCGCGTCATGGCTGAGCCGCGTGGCGCCGTTGCTTTATGTATCCACTGTTTCACTCTGTTCAACATGTGATCACCTTTTAAAATTCGTTAGCTGTGACAAGGATCGGCGCCATTCCGATCCCGTCGCTTTCTCTCATTCCTATCGTGATTCGCATGAACGCGCGACTCGCGGCGTCCACTTGATCTTTATATGAACTGGGAAAGTTCGTCAGTTCAGAGATGAGCGCGTCATTCCACGGCGCTCGAACCATACAGACGTTGCCGGCGTTCCACTGAGCCGCGAACGGTCGAGCGCGGTCGACCTTGTCACCGCTCTCCGGTGAGAAGTATGTCGTGTATCCGGCGAGGAGCTTCGTGATGACCTTGACCTGATGCTTTCCGGCCTGTCCTGGATCTTGTGGAAGGTCCTGACAACAACCGACGCCGTCCTGTTTCGCGGTCGACTTCAGACTCGACTCGACTCCTTCCGGGTCCAGCCGGTCACGAAAAACGTCCTCAATACAAAAACGCCCGTCCTTGAGTTCCGACATCTTGAGGCCCACGGTGAACGCTCCGTGTCCGTCCTTCGTCGCGGCGAGGTCCCATCCACGCGCGCGCTGTTTCACTTCTGGAAGCGTGTCCACGAAGTTGATGTTTCTGTCCGGGTCCTCCTTCGTTCCGCGCTTGAACAGTCCGCCGCCTCGCGGCGCTGGCCGCTGTTGTAGCTGAGCCGCGACAGCGTAGTCGCCGCCCCACGAACGAAGGCCCTTCTTGAGTTCCTCGACCTCCTCCGGCGGAAAGCGTTCCGTCCAGAGAAGCTCGTTCTCCTCCTCACGCCAGTCCTTGAAGTCGAGCGACGTGTGGCTGATTGTCTTGTGGTTCTTTTCGTATTCCATCGGAAGACAAAGAAGTTCGTAGCCGAGGTCCGACATGATGGCGAAGCCGGCGACATCGCGCTCGTGAACTCTTTGCATGATGATCAAGATCGCCGTGTCGATGTCGTTCTTTCTTGTGGTCACGACCTCCGCGAACCACTTGAGCGTCTCCTCGCGGACCGTGTCGCTCTCCGCCTCTTTGACGTTGTGCGGATCGTCAATGGTCCAGATGTCCGCGCGCTCTCCAGTTCCAACACCGCCGACAGACGTGGCCAGCCTCCAGCCGGTTTTATCGTTCTCAAATTTGACCTTCTCGTTCTGATCTCCAGTAAGCTCGAAGCGATCGCCCCACAAGGACTGATAGAGTTCCGACGTGATGATGTTTCTACACTTCCGGTTGTCCCGGATGGAGAGCGGCGCCGCGTAGCTCGCGCCGATGAATCGCTTCCCTGGCATGTTGCAAGGACCCCAGATCCACGAAGGGAAGAACACGTTGAACGTGAGCGACTTCGTGCATCCTGGCGGAATGTTGACGATGAGCTTCTTGATTTGTCCCAGCTTGACCGCTTCAAGATGCTCACACAGAGCGTGAAGCGCGCGGCCTTCGACGAAGTCCCTGTCCGGCGGCTCGACGATGTGCCACATCAGTCGAATGTAGTCGATGAGCTTCTTCTCAGCGTCACACGCTTCGAGAAGCTGGCGAGTCCTGTCTGGATTGCCGATCGCTCTTCGAAGTATTACGTCGAGTGTGCTCATCTTTAGCTCACTAATAGAAAAAGAAAAAAGACTGTCCACATCAGAAGGATGAACAAGTCAATCCGCCGGCTCCACTTTCGACAGCGTTGAACCTCCGCCATGTTCTTCTCGAACATCACGAGGCCGGCTTCCCTGTTTTCTTGCCACACGTCCCGCATGGCGTTTCCGTCTAATGACATCAGCCTTTTTCCCGTTGTCTTATACTGTACGGGACCGCGGCGCCTGTGGCGTTCCGTTTAAAGGACCGCTCACATTTTGAGCACCTTCGATCCTGTCCTGTCGTTTCCATCCTGACCTCGCAGAAGGGACAAGCGCCGTCCCTGATCATTTCGTAGTATTCTGATCTAACCCTCATCTAAGTCGTTCCCTCTTGTCGCGCGCCTGTGAGGTCAGGCTTTTATTTTAGCGCGGGAGGGAATCGAACCCTCATGACCGGCTTATGAGACCGGCGTGTTGACCGCCTACACTACCGCGCGTCGTTAATTTCCGAGGAACACCGTCCCGGCGTCATAGAACTTCGAGAACTTTTCTCTCTTCGGTCCCGGCTTCATGAAACACACGATCGCCGTCAGACCTCCGTCCACAGTGATCGAGACCGTGACGTGTTTCACAGGACACACGTCCTCGCCGGTATCGCCGTCGACGACCTTCATCGTCGGAACGATTCCGTCAGGACTTATGAGTCGAATCGTTTCAGGTATATGGTGTTTCTTTTTAATCCACTGTTCAGACATTGAACACCTTTCTCACAGGACGACACTTGTCAAGAATCGCGTCCTTTTTTATCATTTTGTCGATTGTCATCTTTCTTCTTCTGTCTCTTGACTTCGATGGCGAGAATTTTTTCGAGGAGCTTCCGGCTCTCCGTGGACAGGTCCCGGATGTCGGCGAGCGCCAGCCCGGTCACGTTCACGTCGCTCGTGAGCTTGTCGCCGTACTCTTCCCGCATGTGGCGTTTCGCATGTGCGAGAAGGAGCTTGTCGCTGAACTTCCGAACGTGGCCGACGACCTCCGGCTTTCCGGTCGCTGGATTCCTCCAGTAGATCGGTTCGTCCCAGCCTTCGACGCCGCGCTTGTGGATCGTGGCGCCGATCTGTTCTGCTCTGTAAAGTTCGAGAGCCTCCTCCTCCGCTTCCGCGAAGCCGGCGGTCTCAAGGCGATGATCTCGAAGACATGTTGAACTCACACCGGCGGCGAGACGCGCGAGCGCCTTCTCACCTGTGGCGCGGAGTTCTTCAAGATACTTTTTTCGGCGTGTTGCTGTGAAGGTCTTGCCGAGAGATCCCGGCTTTTCCTTTCCTCGTGGCTTTCTCTTTTTCATCGACTGACTCCTGAGACTATATTCCCTTATAGTATACCACATGATTCGAAAAAATGCAAGAACTTTTTTCTCCCAGCCTCCAACACACCTTGCCTAACGTGGCCAACATGGTCTAACATGCCATTTTGACATGTTGGACACCGTAAGCCGAGCGCGCTCTTGAGCTTATCCCAGAAAAAGGCCACTTTGCCTAACCTGACCGTAACTTTTCAACTTTCTCAGTTTTTTCGGAACACCGTATATCCCCTACACTACATCTTGTGGAGTGAAAAAAGTGACTTGTGGGCATGGATGTTGGCCAGATTTTAAAACCTGAAAAGACCGAGTCATGTTGGGCAGATTTCGACTTTTCGCTTGTAACGTCAGCCGGGACAGGAGCTTCGGATGTCCAACATTGTCCGAAAACGATGTTGGCCCATGTTGGCCCATGTTGGACACTTTTAAGGACTTACGTCCTGTTGTACCTTTTCATGTACCTAAAAAGGCCGATCTTCCCTCCTTTTTAGGGGGAAAACCGGCCACAATATGTTGTGGATCGGTACATTCGACCGATCCACGTTTTTGAAAAAAGTTGAAAATTTATCGTTCTTCGAGGTCTCCAGCCTCAACTTTAAAGGTTCCGATGTGCTCGACTCTGATCAAGTATTGACCATCTTTCTCTTTCTTGTGGACGATTCCAGGAAGGCCGAGAGGATTATAATTTTTAATCACGTAGCGGTTGACGATCTGAACGCGCTGGCCGATCGTCCATTCCTTCGCCGGCTTCTTTGAGAAATATTTCACCGCTGGATTGATCTCCATTCCGCCGATGTGAACTCCAGGACCCACGGCTGACTTGACAGTGTTCGCCGTTCCGCCTGGAATCTTGAACTCATGGCCTTCGATGATCTCCTCATAGATCCCTTTGACGGCCTTCCACCGTTCATTCGGATCTCCGTCCTTCAGATGTTTGAGGTCCATCTCGACGCCGGAACACATGAAGGACTTCGGCTTTCCGGGAATGAGTTCGAGCGTGTGACCTTCGCGGAGAAGCATCACGAGACCGCGGAGGATTCTACTGTTGATCGTTCCCGATGGCGCCATTAGCGTCAGGATCATGTCCGCGGTTTTCATCGCCGTCGCCTGACTCTCCTTCCGGCTCTCCGCTAGTTTGCTGATCAGGACCCAGCCTGTCGCCGTCACTTTGTTGAACTGAATCGGCGGTTCCTTTTTCTTTGTCATCTTTCTCGACCTCCTTCTTCGGTTCCACGAAGTTCTCCGCGCCGGCGCTTTGAGCCGTCTCCATCGGATCGTCGCTCTCAAGCTGTTCCCACAAGATCAAGAGGCCGCTCACACAGAGTCCGCGGTTCTCATCAGGATGAACGCGGACACGATGGCCGGCCTTCACGAGCGCCGTTCCTCCAGGAGCTTCGAGGAGAGCTTCAGCGTCACGGCGTCCGCCTTCGACTTCTTCATGGCGCTGACAATCTTGTCGAGGACCTCAACGCTCAGCGTCATCGTGTGAGCTTCGTCGTTCTCCTCGTTCAAGATCTTTTCAACGTCCGGGAATTCCGAGTCAATCGGAACCGCGGCGATTTCGACATCGCTCTCAAGGTCAGTACAGCGCGCGACGATCTTGTCCTTCCCTTCGGTGAGAAGAATGTTCTTAATCACCGGCGGAAGGGAGCGGCCATTCGGGAAAACCTTCAGGAGCTTCTTGATGAAGTCCTGAGAGATGACCTTCTTGAACGGGTCCCGCTCCTCCGGTTTCTCCGCGACGAAGGCCGGAAGCTGTTCCGGGTCAACATCCGGGTATTTGACGCGGATGGCCATTTTTCCGTCCGTCGTTATGCTGTGTTCTTCTCCGAGAAAGAGACCGCTCATCACCACACGCGCTGGGTCATAGTCGAGAGCCGCCTGGACTTCGAGGTTCAACTTGTTCACGATCTTCATGATTCTCTCCTTTCTTACACGTCGAAAAGCGCGACGTTCTCCATCAGTTGCGTCCGGGTCTTGTCCGACTGATTTGTGTCGAGGTCAATGATCTCGACTCCCGGCTGAACATTGAACACGGCGCCTTCGAGGTTGACGACTCTGACGCTCATCTTGTTCACACGACACACGCGACACGCTTGAAAGCCGCTTCCGAGGTCTACCTTCACACCGTCGCCGACCTTGAACGATCTGGTCAACTGTCTCCTCATGTCCTTCTCGCGTTTCTCGATAGCCTTCCGCGCGAGTTCGACCTCAACCATTGAAGTCATCGAGTCGATCATTTTTAACACGTCCGAAAATTCACTTCCTTCCTTCATCATTCTGCTCCTTTCAGCTTTTCACGATGTACTCGTGACGCTCGCCACACATCCGACACCTTCCGAGTTCAGGAGTCCCGTATTCGACGTTCTCAGTCCGGCGATGTCCACACGCGCGACACTTGATCACGAACTCCTCGACTTCGTTCTTGACGACAGGAGTCTCGAAGTGAGTGATCTTCAGTCCCTTCCTTTTGTATCCGCGAGGAAGTCCGACCTTCCGATGAGAGTCACACCAGTCCTCGACATCCGGGAGCGCCTTGATTTTTTTGTCACTCGTGAAAGCCATTTTTCTGTCCTTTCGTTTTCTGCTCTCGTCATCCTTCTATTAACAGTATACCCTCATTTTGACAGTTGTCAAGAAAAAATTAAAAATATCCTTCTTTCGCTTCCCAGCTTACGCGAACCGAGAATATTAAAAGACTTATGACGACTGTCGATCCGCCGGCCTGGAATCCGAGCTTCCAGTTCCAGCCGCCTCCGAAGCGTCCGAGGAAGTCCTTCCGACTTCTCCAGTCGATTCCGAGTCCCAGCCGTCCGAGCTTCCAGTGTCGTGTCAATTCTTCCTCCGTGGCGTCCAGCCGTCAACAAAAACCTTTCTGATGAACATCACGCCATCGATCTCGATGGCCGGAAGCGTTCCGGCCTTGATGGCCCAGTATACAGCCTGTCGCGTGACCTTCTTGAGCTTCGCCGCTGACTTGACTGTGATCAGGTCATTGACTTCCATGTCCTTTTCCTTTCTTCCTGACCGTGAAGGCCGGCGTTCCATTCGGTCGCGTTCCCGTTCGCCTTGTCCCGGTTAAGCGCCGCGCCGGCCTCCGGCCTGTTTTCTTTATCCTGTCTGGACGATACACTTCGTCCGCTTGTTGATCCATCCGTGAGTCCGTTCGATTCCCTTCGAGCCGAGAGTCTCGATGTCGTAGTATCTCAAGTCCTCCGGCTGGACATCCTTCTCCGTGTCCCAGTAAGGAAGAACATATTTCGACTTGTCGCCAAGGTAACAAGTCCCTTGAATTCCGCCACACGCGACACAAGTGAACATCTGACCTTCGAGATGCTTCAGCCGCCCGTCACACGCCGTACACTTGAGATCCGTTTTCATCGCTCTGCTCCTTTCACTGACTCGTTTTTTCCTTTCTATTAACAGTATACCCTCATCTTGACAGTTGTCAAGAAATTAAATACTAATTTTTAAAAAATTAGTTTTCAGGTTTTTCGTCTCCGTTTTTCCCGTATTCCATAAAACATCCCCATCCGACCTTCAGCTTCTTTGAAACTATTCGATACCAGAAGCCGACCGGGTCCTGACGCCACGGTCCGATGATTTGTTCTTCTTTTGGAGGTCTCCACGGCTTCGTCGACTTCTTAATCCATTGTCGACTCATGATCCGCCTCCTCCGTGTTCCATCGAGCGCGCTGGAGACATCTCACGAGGTCCTCCAGGAACTCCGCGCTCAGCTTGTTGAGTTCGTATCCGACCTTCTCCCGCGGGAACTTCATCCCGCCAGGATAGTCCTCGAAGCATCGCCGAAAGAGCCGGCTGGCCTTCAGGACGATTCCGGTCTTTGATGTGATCCGTTTCATGACACCGTCCTCACGTAGTATCCGTCGGAGTGATACATCTCGCGATGTTCGCCGCAAAGGTTCGCGCGCTTGACGAATCCACTCCCGTCCGGGTCCCTGATTTCGACGAACTGAACATCGTCATCATAGTTCTCGTGTTCGCCGTCTCGACAGTCTGAACATCTTTTGATCCCTTCCATTTCGTCCTCCTTGCAATACTGACAAAGAAAGCTGTTCCCATCAGCGGCGAGGAATCCACTCTCCTGAACGGGAGCGATTTGGCTTCCACAGTTTCGACATTTTTCGTTCATCACTCTGCTCCTTTCCGGGAAGGCGGTCACAATCTGTGACCACCTCCGCGTCGACTTCTAGCTCACATAGGCGACGGTCTCCATCTTGTCGCCGACTTTGTACCATGTCAGAACGAGGAGCGCGTTCGTGACGGCGTCCGGGTAAGTGTCGAGGCCGTTGACCTTGACCGCTCCGTCGCGAGCCGCCAGTTCGAGCCGAGAGCTTCCTTCAGCGCCACAGAAGATTCCGCTGAACTCTGTCCCGTCCTCCTGGATGATCTTGATTCCTTCGCTTTCGAGGACATCGGCGATCCCGCCGATGACGATCCCGCGGTGAAGTCCTTTTGTCAGGTCTGAGATTCTTCCGTTCAGCTTGCTTCTCGTTTTGGCTTTCAGCTTCATCGTTCTGCTCCTTTCGCTGACTGTTTTTCATCCTTTCTATTATCAGTATACCCTCATTTTGACAGTTGTCAAGAAATTATTTATTTTTCTTTTCGCTGAAGAAGTCCATGTGGATCTCTTTCCATTCCTCGACGGTTCCTTTGAAGTTGAGCGCCTTCGCCGCGCTTCCAGGGAACCACCTTTCTTGATAGCTGAGCGCCTCCTGGACGGCTTCGTGTGTCCCAGTCCACCAAGTTTCTCTGTGTTTTTGTTCTGATTCCTCAGTCCGTTCTTCAAAACCGAACTCTTTGAAAAGCTGTTCCTGTTCTTCCAGGGACATCGGCGCCTCCTCGTGTGTCCGTCCTTTCACGACGCATCCCTTGTCGCCTTGATCGTATTTTCTTTTCGCCGCTTTTAGACAGGACTCCAGACTTCCGCGACCGATGACAACGCGACCGCCCCATGTGTATTCCGCGTTCCAGATGGGACCGGAAACGGCGTGAGGCTTGAAAGAGACGCTGATGAGATGGCCGTTGTATCCGGCGTCCGCTGTCGCCATGGCATAAGAGACAGATCCCGTCGCCGCGGCTCTTCGATTGATGAGATCGACAGGAGAATAAGGAATTGTTTTCAGCCAGTATGATTTTCTTTTTTCTTCGTTCTTCATCGGTCTGCTCCTTTCCCGGAATGGCCGGCGCGAGGCCGGCCTCCGGCTGTTGTGTTTTATTTCTTTGTTTTCATTCCTTCGATGTATCCGTTGAGCCATTCGGCGGAGTCTTTGAGTTCCGCGATGTTCCGCTCCTGTCCGGCTTCGCTCTGTTCCATCGTCTCGACGATGAGCTTCCTGACTTCATACATCGCCTCGCTGAGCTTCTCAGCGGCGTTCCTGGCGTCGACCTGTTCGTGGCTGACCAGATAATATCTGAAGCTCCTGTCCTCTTTAGGTCCGAAGCTGTTGACATGGACGTTCTCAGTCTGAGCGGCGCCGTGAAAGCGGACGACCACGTTCTCGCCTTCGACTCTTTCAATGGTTCCGTTCCCTGGATTGTTGGCCACGTCGCCGCGATAATGGAAAGCTCTCCCGGCCTCAACTGCTTCGTTTTTTGCTTCGTTCT